GCCATCATGCCTGAACCGCAATACGACGTACGAGTTTGATCGCCGCCGCCAGAACGCCAAATACTTTGGGTGGTAGAAACTGCCATGATAAATTGTCCTCACATGCGAGTTAAGTGCGACGATATGCATGTAACAGGCCGGGGCCATTCGTTCGCACCGGTTTCCCGGAATACTGCTGTTATAGCACACAAAAGAGGGGGCCGAAACCCCCTCGATTGCTATTAGGCACCTGCTGAGCCGTACATACCCAGTGGGTCTGACCAACCAAACGAATAACGCTCACGAGACTTGTAACGTACGTTACCTGTGTCGAAGTCGCCGTCCATTGAGTTAGCCAAAGGAGTACGAACAAAGTGCTTCATGCCGTTTGGAACGTCAGTGGTCAAGAACCATGCGTTTGTGTCGGTCAAGAAGTGGTTGATCGTAAAGCCTTCAGGGATCGAACCGTTGTTCTTCAACGCGTTGATATCGTTGTCGTTAGTACCGACGCGGAGTTCGGTTTCTAACAAACGAGTTGCAACGAACTGGAGAGCTGGTGGAACGATCAGTTTACGTGGCTTAGCAGCAATCAGCAGACCACGTTCATCCGTCCAAGCAGCGATCTGAATAACAGCGTTTTCCAACGAAGTTTCGTTCAGGTCAGCAGCAGTAGTAGGAATGTTGCTGTTGAAGCCACCAGTCACCAAAGGATGCGAAGCCGAGAACAGAGCCACACCATCGCCACCGGGGTAGGATGAAGAGAAGCCGTTGTTCAGGACGTTAGCCGCCTTAACTTGCTTGGTGTAAGCCATAGCACGAGCCAGAGCCTTGGTGTAACGAGCAGACAAGCTGTCGTACAAGTTGTCTTCGATGGCCTCTTCGGTCAGCGAGAAACCCAAAGCGATGGTTTCGTGGTTGTATCGAGCAGTCCATGCCTCTTGTGCATTGTCGTAACGAATGGCACTGCCCTCGTTTTTGACTGGTGCGGCAGAGAAGCCAGACAGCTTTGTTTCTTCTTCGAACGAACGCTCGGAAGTCTCTGTTTCGTAGATTTCTTTGTGCTCTTCGCCGTAGCGTGCGTACTCCAGACCGAACAAGGCGTTCAGGCCGGGGAGCAGCTCTTTCAGTAGTTGTGCGCGTGAAATAGCCATTTAAATATGCTCCTTATACGCCGGTTGGGTTGAGGTACTGATGTCCACCTGTCATTACAGTAGTAACTGTAACTGGAGGGCCAGCGCTATATGTAGATACAGCATACGGAGCGTTGAATTTGCAAACAAACTCGCAGAAATTACCCGAGGTATTAGCAGTTTCAGTCACTACGTCAACGATGCGAATAGGCAACGAAGCTGTAGTTGTGCCGCCAGCGGCGCTATAAATAGCCACTTTTGAGTCACCAGTGGTAGTTGAACCAGCGTTCTGAACGAGTTCAGCGTTGGAACCGACCATTGTTTGACCCAAGAAAGCTACTGTCAGACCGTTGCCGTCTTCGGTGTTACCCGCAGCCAGAACAGCTTTGAACAAAACATCAGGATCATCAGCGACGTAAGCGTAAATATCAGTAGCCGAAACGCTTGCGGGCCAGTATTGGCTCCAAGTTTTTTGACTATTGGTTGGGTTAGTGTAAGTACAGCCGAGGAAAATACCAACAGGTGTAGCTGTTGTTTCACCAACGTCTTTCTCAACAGTACCAGCAGCTACAAGCTTAACTACGTCGCCGTAGAAAATGTTTGTGCCATAGCTATTAGTGACTTTGAGTAGACGAGTTGAACCAGCAAACACCTGACCACCAATCAGATTGATTGGCTTTAGCCCGTAAGGGGCCGCTACCGTTGGGTAGGGACTAGTCTGTGCCATGTTAAAACTCCAAAGTTAAAAGGTTAATTGCCTTTACCAAACGACGTTGTAGACTTCCGCTCATTGAACAGAGGCATACGTGGGTCGTTCTCACGCATAAAGCTATTGTCGATTGCAAGGGTCTGCGCCTGAGTCTGGTCGTTAAAGTGAGCGCTACGCTGTTCAACGAACTCCGAGGGAGTCTTACAAAGCAACAATCCACCGATCTCGATATTGTCCTTAAAGCGACTAGCCGGATCGATTAGCAGTTGAAATTTTGGTTGCTCAGTAATGCTTACTGGCTCCCAGCCTTCACGTAATTTTGCAGATAGGTTGCGTGGGTCGGCATTATTTAGCGTCGCTACACGAATCCATCTGTAGTTAAAGCCCGGCTGCTTATCTGGTTCAGGTAGCAACTCCGCAGGTGCCCACTGCTTAGGGCGCAACTGCGTCTCACGGGTTTCAAGTTCACGAGTCAATTTAGTTTCAGCCATTATTTATTCTCCAATTTAAGGACTTCACGAGCATATTGCTCCGGGGTTAATTTAAATTTCTTAGCCAGCGCTGCTTGGGTCGCGGTTAATTTAATCTGCCTCGGTGCCGTGCTACGTTTGGCTGAAGCTACGACTGTACTCGTTTTACGCTGAGGTTTGGAGTCAGCAAAGTCATCGTCTTCGTCTGGCGTGTTTTGAAACGCCTCGGGAAACCGTTTACGTATTGTTGTGTCAATACGTTTGTAATAGTCATCAGTACCAATATATTGTGTGCCGTACTGTTGAGCTAGCTTTTCATGCAGGCCGTATGCCGCTTGAGTCATCTCAGGGTCTTTTTGGAACCATGACTCGTTACGTGACACCCAGCTCGCGTATTTGCCATCAGGGGCAGCTTTTTGGGGCTGGGCCTGAGTTTGCGGCAGTTGTACCTCATTTTCTATGTCTTGTAAAGTAGGTCTAAAGTTTTTTGCTTTGTCAGCCCGTAGCGTAGCTTCGGTCAACTCTTGCTGGGCCTCTATAACCTTCTCATTATCGTAGGACTCTAGCGCCTGTTTATACCGATCTTTCGCCATCTCTAAGTCGCGGTCAGCCGCGTACTTCATAGTAGAGATGTACTCTTCTTCGCCCGTTTTAAGGGTCGCTTTGAGTCGGCGGTTCTCTTCAAGTAGCCGGTTAGCGGCATTAATAGCCTCTTGCTGCTCACGTTGCGCCGCATCTTTCTCACGACGCTCGTCGTTCCAGACCTTCTTGTACTGCTTTAGGCGCTCTTTTGCTTTCTCAGAGTATTCTTCAAGCTCGTCATCTTCAAGCTCTTGAACAATCTCCTTAGGCATGGGCTGTCTACCCCTGTCTTCAGCAGGTGTATCGTCTTCAATCTCAATTTCTAACGAATCTTCGGATTCTTTACCGTCAATTTCGTCAGGGAATTTATACTCAGTCTTGTCGATTGTTGCCATTTTATTACCTCCTATACCCGGGAAATGCCGCGTGGGTCTTGAACCACAGCATCAACAGTGTCTTCATTAATCATCCGAAACTCTCGCCCATGAATCTTTAAACGGGTGCCTGAGTTGGGTCGGGCCAAAATGAAGTCGCCTTTCTTACACCACGGGCCGCTAGGGTACCGTTCCTTGTCGGTATAGCAATCAGGGCCAAGGTCTACGACGAAAAATACAGTAGCCAGCACTTCTTCCATCCGTTTAGTTTCATCGGATTTAACAAGGCCGCTTTCAAATGTATCTTCCGCCTCAGGTAACGCCACCAAAATTTTGTATCCGACAGCTTTTGGCAGTTGTGTTGCCTTTTCTTCTGCGGTTTGAGGTAATACGGTTGCATCCAAGCTATCGGTGTTTGAGCCGATTAGGATTTCACTCATCGTCAAGTTGCTCCATGTTTTTTGCGAGGTCAAGTAGGTACATCTCCACGTTGGTGAGGCCTCGAATCTCACCGCACATGTATTTATAGTCTTCGTAATTTTTGGCTGCGCCTGAAGCAGCCGCCTCGGACAACTGCGTACGTCTGGCACGCAACTCTCTTAGGATTGTTTCAATCACTCTGTCCATCATTCACCTTTTTTGGGAGGTTGATTAGATTTGTTTTGTTGCTGCATACGAGCTTTGTGTAAGTCCATACCTTGACGGAAGCCTTCGGACTCTTGCTGCTTGTTGATCCGTTCTCTTTCGCTTATAGCTTTTGCTGTGATCTGAGCACCAGCGGTTTCTTGCTGTGCATCGATACGTTGCTTCTCCAACTCGAGCTGTTTTGCTTTGAGCATGATGTCTGCGGCATCTTTGTCTGCCTTGCGTTTTTGTTCGGCCTGTTTGATAGCCAACTCTTGCATCTGCATCTGAATAACAGGGTCTTGCATCTGTTGCTGTGCTTGCTGTTGTTGAGCTTGTTGCTGGTTTTGTTGCAGCAGTTGCTGCGAAGCTTTTGCAGCCATCTGAGCAATCTGGTTTTCCATTTCTTTTGGGATCACGATGTCGTCGTTATCATCCTCATCGTAGTCTGGAAGCTGCATACCCATCATCTGTTCCATCTGCTTACGATACTCATAGCCTAAGTGTTCTGCGATGTGCGCTTGCATTGCAGCCATCATCACTTGCACGTTAGGGTTTTGAGATAAGACTTGTTGAATCTTTGGGTCTTGCATCGCCATTTGGTGTACAGCGATGTGGGCTTGATGATCTTGATAGAAGAATGCTTTAACAGGCTTACCCTTAAGAATGTTTTGGTTCTCTGTTATTGGGTCACGCGGGCGCGTGTCATCTTCCATCGGTACTAACTTCTGTGCGTTCTTGATACCCAACACATCTAACATCTGACGATGTAGTAGAGGCATGTCGTATAACTGTGGTGCGCCTTGTGCTAGTTGTAGTACTGCTTGATACTGCACAACTTTTTGCGACATGGTCGCAGCATTTGGATCACTAACAGGTATGACATCTACGTCATCGTAGTCCGACTGTTTGATTTTACGATCACCTGTGTCTGGTTGGTAATCATAATCTTCTGGTGTGTAATCACGAATGATGCCTTTTAATAGTCGTAACTCTTCGTGCATCGAGTAGTGAATACGCGCTTGAACCGCTGACATGATCTTCAGCGTGCGCTCTAATATCGCCAGTGTTGTACCTACTGGTGCTTGACCCGACATATCACTAACTTTTAAATCAGCCGCACTTGCAAAGCGACGACCTTCGTCAATGATTTGATTCATCAAGCCCGCTAAGACTTGTGATGGTTCCTTGTATGGAAGGGGGAGGATGTTGTCCCTAATGCTTCCACTCGGGACATCGACATCTCTAAATTCTCCCGGCGTAATTGGTGTATCGTCACCTTTAACTCGTAAGCCTCGAGATTTAAGCCCACCCGGAAGGTTCGACAGGGTTCCTGCATCAACCAGTTGGCGCAGAATGGAAGTTCCAGATTTAGCATACGCACCGATTAAATGAATAAGACCAAAGCAATAGAAACCAAAACCGGGGATGTAACCGTAGTGAACGAAGTGATTGCGCTTCTGTTTTAACTTGTCGTCTGGTTGCCAATTGCGACGTATCGCAAGTATCTTTTGGTTAGACTTCTCAATAGTAACAATATAAGGCAACGCAATACCAGTAGGCTCGCCATGTTTATCTACGTCCTCGTAACCGGGCAAGTCTAAGTTAACCTGCATCTCAAGTAGTTTGTAACGATCGTCCGTTGAGGCTCTGAACCCCATTTTCTCCGCGATCTTCTTCTCTACTTCGTCTAGTGTGTTGATAGGATCGCCCAAGTCTATATCGCTATAGAACCCTTCTACTTGCAAGCGACGAACCTCGTTCTCAGTCTTACGCATCACATGTGTGACACGATCGGCTGTTCTTAAGTCCGATGTACCATAAGGCACAACGACATCTTCTGCTGGTACATAGATCGACGTCTGACGTCCCAAGCTGGGATCATAGTAGACCTTCTTGAACGCATTACCTGAGAGGCCCAAGCCCCACAACATACGCTCGTGTTCTGGACGGTACTCAGGCATCTCTTCAGTCAAGCGATAGTTCATATCCGCTTGTACGCGTTCAGCCGCCTCTTTTTTCTCCTGAGTTTCCTTACCAATGATCTTAGTCTTGACAGGCCCCGATGCGGGGAAAGTCTCCATGATCGTCTCGCTTTGGAACTTAACAAGCGCCTCTGAGAGTAGGGGATGCGTAACACCACAAGCACCCGCCCAAGGTTCTGTGCGTTCTTCAAGCTTCATCCCCAAGAGGTCAATGCCATCGACGTAAGTCTGCATCCAGTCCTTGCGTGAACTGATATCGTCTTCAAAGTCACCCAGCAATTCACTCGCTAGTAACGACAACTCACTGTCATCCATCTCTTCAGCGATGTTGGCATCAAAGTCATCCTCGTTTGGATCACCTTTGCGTATCTCAAGCTCAAACCCATCAGTGCCTATAGTTACTGCCTCTGGGTCTTCTATCTCAATCTCTAACCCTTGTGGCTCGTCCATCTCTTCTTGGTCGATGCCCATAGGCGCTGCGTACAGCCCTTTATCAATTGCCATGATTATTCCTCGTGAGGGGTATATGCCCAGCACACGGCGGTGTATCTAACGCCCCGCGTTACCGGTGTTACACGGTGTTCGGCTTTTGCATCGAACACAACTATGTCCCCCTGATTCTTCAGGAGGTTGTCGCTTTT